CAGGTTGCAGCACCGCAGTTTCTTTGTAGAGACAGCCCATCTCTATTCATCGGATTTATAATGTGTTTATGGTTAAGCATTAAAGTAATTTACCTTCACCCTAAAACAATTGTTTTTATATTTTTATATGATATATTTCAATTTAAGCGTACTGGGAGATCATACATATTGGCTACACAAAGAGATATTGCAGAACATTTAGACTTATCCGTTAAAAGGATATCAGAGCTCATAAGAGATGGTATATTGCCATCTAAAAAGGGAAGATCACCGCTAAATATTGATGTTTGCAGAATTGCTTACATTTCTTACTTAAGAAAACTAAGCGGTTACAATAAAAAATCTGGAACTGGTGATATTGCAGAAGAAAAAGCAAGACTAACAAAAGCACAGGCTGATAAGGCAGAGCTTGAGGTAGAGCAGCTTGAAAGCAGGTTAATTCCAGCAGAGGCTGTTCAAGAAACTTGGATTGAATATGTTTCTAATTCAAGAGCTAAACTATTAGGTCTGCCATCCAGAATAGCCCATCAGCTTATTACTGTTGATAAATATGCTGAAGCTGAATCAATCATAAAAGAACAGGTTTACGACATCCTTAACGAACTATCGCAACATGGAATACCTAAAGAATATAGAAAAGGTGATACAGGAGACCAGCAAAGCATGGACTCCCCCACCGAATCTGAAGATTAGCGACTGGGCTGATCGTTACAGAAAATTGTCTCCTGAGTCATCAGCAGAAAGCGGTGCTTGGCGAACAGATAGAGCCCCATATCAAAGAGAGATTATGGACTCATTCAATGATCCAAACATACAGCGTATCGTCTTTATGAAATCTGCTCAGGTAGGAGCTACTGAGATTCTTCTTAATGTTATTGGTTACTACATAGATCAAGACCCTGCCCCAATGTTAGTGATGCAGCCAACATTACAGATGGGGCAAGCATTTAGTAAAGACAGGCTGGCTTCAATGATTCGAGACTCCGAAAAGATAAGAAATTGTGTAAAAGACCCAAGAAGCAGAGATAGTGGTAATACAGTTTTGTCTAAAAAGTTTGCAGGCGGTAATTTAACTATAACTGGAAGCAACAGTGCCAGCTCCTTAGCTTCACGTGCAATACGTTGTGTCCTAGCGGATGAGGTGGACAGATACGAAGCATCTGCTGGCTCTGAGGGTGACCCTATATCACTTGCAACGAAAAGAACCACTACATTCTGGAACAGAAAGATTTATTTGTGCTCTACTCCAACAATAAAAGGATTATCAAGAATAGAAACTGCTTTTGAGGAATCAGATAAGCGTTATTATCATGTTCCATGCCCAGAATGTAATAAAAAACAAGTTTTGAAGTGGAAAAATGTAGTTTGGGAAGAAAATAAACCAGAAACAGCAACTTATTCTTGCGATGAGTGCGGTGCTGTTATCAACGAGTCTAAAAAGCAATGGATGCTAAAGCATGGAGAGTGGATTGCATCAGCCCCATTATCAAATACAGCAGGTTTTCACATATCCGAGCTATATTCTGTTTGGTCAACATGGGCAGAAATGGCAAAAAACTTCTTAGAAGCTAAGAAACAGCCTGAAATGTTAAAAACTTGGATAAACACAGCACTAGGTGAGTCTTGGGAAGAGCAAGGAGAAACTATTGAGCATGAAAATTTATTTCAGCGTAGATTAAATTATGACTATGACACAATTCCTGAAAATGTTTTGGTTCTGACTGCTGGTGTTGATACACAAAAGGATAGGTTGGAGTTACAGCTTGTAGGTTGGGGTAAAAATTATGAAGCTTGGGTTGTTGATTATAAGGTTTTCTGGGGAGACCCAAACGCTCAAAATGTTTGGTCAGACCTAGATGCTTATTTAAAAAAAAGATTCAAGACGGAATCAGATAGGCTTATTCCAATATCTTGTTGCACAATTGATAGTGGCGGACATCATACGAACCAAGTCTATCAATTTACAAAGCCTAGACAAGCAAGGAGAATATTTGCAGTTAAGGGTTTATCAATTACAGGCAAGCCAATAGCCAATAAACCAACTTATGTAGGAAAAAATAGAGCTGTACTGTATGGTGTTGGCTCAGACAGTGCAAAAGAAGCAATATTTGCTAGACTATCTACCGAACCTGAATATACAACGCTTCATTTTTGCTCAGACCTTGATGAAGAATACTTTAAGCAGCTTACAGCAGAAAAAAGGATTACCAAATTTGTAAAAGGCAGAAAATCTTTAGTTTGGAAGCAAGTTAAACCAAGAAACGAAGCTTTGGACACGTTAGTATATAATTTTGCTGCTATTTATATCTTAAACCCTAATTTTGACACTATTGAGCAAAAAATATTGTTGCAACAAGCAGAACAACCAGAAGCGGATCAAAAGAAGCCACAAAAAGGCATAAATAGAAAGAATTTTGCTACTTCTTGGAAGTAAAACAAATTTATCTTAAAATATTGACATTATCATAAAAAACCTTAGTGTTATGTTTAGATATATCTAAAACATTTATGAGGTTTTTGCTTGAGCAACGCTTTTGATTCAACAAATTATCCAAACCAAGTTCCAGTTGAGTTACAACTAGGAGATTTCTGGGCTTGGAAAAGAGAGGATTTATCACAGGATTATCCTGTTGCTGACTACTCTTTATCTTATGAATTTAATTTAGTTGATGGTGCTACAGTTGCAAACTTTACTTTAACTGCAACTGAATCTGATGATAACTATATTATCGAAGAATCAAGCACAGCTTCTTACACAAAAGGAAACTATAACTGGGTTTCATACATCACCAGATCATCTGACTCTGCAAGAGTTAAATTAGAAGAAGGTTTTGTTGAGATACAGGATAACTATGCAACAACTTCTGCTTCAGTTAGAAGTCATGCAAAGATTGTTTTAGATGCGATTGAAGCAGTCATAGAAAACAGAGCCACAATGGATCAGAGCTCTATGTCTATTGCTGGAAGGTCTTTATCAAGACTTTCAATAGATGAGTTATTAACTTTTAGAGATAGATACAAAGCTGAATATCTTAAAGAAGTTAAACAATTAAGAATTAAAAATAAAAGAGGATCAGGAAATACGATCAAAGTTAATTTTGGTCGTACTACTGGCACTACACCTAAGAGCGACATAGTATAATGGCTTGGTATAACAGAATCATTGGTGGTGATACACCAAAGCAAAAAAAGAGAAAGGCTTATAGAAGAAGTTATACTGGGGCTAACACTGGCAGATTATTTGCAGATTTTGTAACCACATCTACAAGTGCCGATGCTGAAATAAAAGATAACATACGAATCCTAAGAGATAGGGCAAGAGAGTTAGCTAGAAACGATAGCTACATTGCTAGATACCTTAATTTAATGGTATCTAATGTTATCGGCAAGCATGGCATAAGAGTTTCCAGCAAAGGTCGAGATGACAATGGTTCATTAGACATTGCTGGAAACCAGCTCATTGAGTCTGCTTGGAAAGATTGGTGTCAAGTTGGTAATTGCACAACCAATGGCAGATTGTCATTCTTAGATTGTCAAAAAATATTTATAGAATCACTAGCAAGAGATGGTGAGGTTTTAATTAGAAAAATAAAAAACCCAAATTCTCCCTTTGGCTTTCAGCTACAGTTTTTAGAATCAGATCATTTAGACGAAAACAAAAATGATGTTTATAAACAAACTGGCAACAAAGTTAAAATGGGTGTTGAGGTAGATAAATATGATAAGCCAGTAGCCTATCATTTATACAAAGATCATCCGTACAACAGAAATTATTTAAGTCAAAACCAACACATTAGAGTTCCTGCTGATGAAATTATTCATGCTTATATGCCACAAAGGGCAGAGCAGACCAGAGGTGTTTCTATGATTGCAACTGCTATGGCAAACGTGAAGATGCTAAATGGCTATCTTGAAGCTGAAATAGTTGCAGCAAGGGTCGGTGCATCTAAAATGGGCTTCTTCACCTCACCAGATGGCGATGGTTACGTTGGTGATGGTGAGTATGAAGATACCTTCAACCCAACAATGAACGCTCAAGCAGGGGTCTTTGAGCAGCTTCCAGCAGGCATGGATTTCAAAGCATTTGACCCAAGCCACCCAACATCTGCTTTTGAGTCTTTTACAACAAGCGTTCTTAGAAGTATTGCATCAGGATTAAATATTTCTTATCACTCACTATCTAACGATTTAACATCTGTTAATTATTCTTCTATTAGGCAGGGAGCTTTGGAAGATAGAAGTATGTATCAGATATATCAACAGTTTGTTATTGAGCATTTTGTGAATCCAGTCTTTAAGTCTTGGTTAGAAATGGCTATTTCTGTTGGTTATATTAATTTACCGATTGCTAAGTTTGATAAATTTGCTAATGCAATTAATTACATACCAAGAAGTTTTGCTTGGATTGATCCATTAAAAGAAATGCAAGCCAATGTTATTGGTTTACAAAATGGAACACTAACTTATGCTGATATTAGCAGCTCATATGGAAGAGATACTGAAGAATTGTTTGAGCAACATCAAAAAGAAATTGAGTTAGCAAAACAATATGATATTGAATTAGCTTATCAGCCATTTGGTCAGAAGTTACCAGTGGAAGCTAAGATACAGGGTGGCGAAGAAGAAGATGGCTAGACCAAATGCAGGTATGAAGTCAGAAGCTCAAAAAGGCTTAGACTGGCGTGAAGAATTTGGTAGAGGTGGAACTAGAGTCGGTGCTGTAAGAGCGAGACAAATAGTTGCTGGTGAGAATTTATCAGATGAGACCATCAAAAGAATGTACAGCTTCTTCTCCAGACATGAGGTTGATAAACAAGCTGAAGGATTCAGTGCTGGCGAAGAAGGTTATCCTTCTAATGGCAGAATTGCATGGGCTCTCTGGGGTGGAGATGCAGGTTTTAGCTGGTCAAAAAGATTGGTGGAACAAATGAAAAAAGAAGAAGATAGGGCAGCACCAGATGCATTAAGCATTGGCGATTTTGTAAGCTGGAATAGTTCTGGTGGCAGAGCCAGAGGAAAGATCATCAAGATTGAAAGAGACGGAAGCATAAATGTACCGAATAGTGATTTCACAATAACAGGAACTCCAGACGACCCTGCTGCATTAATACAAATTTATAGAGGTGGTGAGCCTACTGATACCGAAGTGGGTCATAAGTTCAGCACATTAACCAAGATTAATCCCATAAGGGATTTTAACGATTTCAATTCTAATGAATTGGAAGTACATCCAGTAGAAAATACTGAGGAGAAAACTATGTTAAAAGAAGATAGACATATCCTCAGCGTTTCTGAAACTGATAACTCTGTTATCGTTGAGTTTGAGAAACATGAGGATGTAGAAGAGGGTGAAGAAGTGGAAATGGCTGAGGAAGTTTCTATGATGAATCAAGATGAGGAAGAAAGAAAAGTATTACATATGCCTATGAAATATAGGACAGTTGATCTTTCCAGAGCTTCTCATATTGATGAAGAAAATCGTAGAGTCAGAGTTGGCGTTTCTTCTGAAGAACCTGTTGAAAGAAGTTTTGGCATGGAAGTGCTAGGACATTCTGAAGGTGATATAAACATGGAGTTTATTTCATCTGGGCGTGCACCTTTGCTCCTTGATCACGACATGACCAAGCAAATAGGTGTAATTGAAGAATTCAAACTTGATGAGACTGCGAAAAGGACAATTGCAGTAGTTAGATTTGGTAAATCTGCTTTAGCTCGTGAAGTATTTGAAGATGTCAAAGATGGTATTCGCATGAATATCTCTGTAGGCTACAGAATAGATAAACTGGAGCGTATACAACGT